GGCTTTACTATGTAACGGCAAAGGGGAAAGCCGTTTACAAATCCATGCCAGTTGCAGAAAGCTAATTGAATCAATGGAACTTCAGTCATACACAGAGAAAGGAGAACCAGATAAAGAGTCAGGCTATGACCATATGGCTGACGCTGTGGGATATTTGATATGGCGTGAGTTCAATCCATTATTTGCTAGGTCGGGCAAAGCTACAGGGATTAGAATATATTAAGAACATGATAGTATTGAGGCAAAACTGTGTATAGCTCACTAAATATTTACAATCAGCCCATAACTCAAGCTGCTACCACAGTTGCAAGCCCTAATGCGGCTTACCAGAGAATGAGCCAGTTCTGGGATTTGATAACAGATTTGAAAGAAGGAACATACAAGATCAGGAGTGAACATAGAAAGTATTTGCCACAAGAAAGTCGAGAGACGGACGATAGCTATGATGTCAGACTCAGCCGGTCGACAGTAGTTCCCTATCTGCAACGAATCGAGAAAATGCTATCAGGAATGTTGGTCAGGAAGCCAGTAAGACTTGATGATGTATCTGACTTAGTAAGAGAACAGTTGTTTGATGTTGACCTTGAGGGCAATGATCTTAATGTTTGGCTATATAACACAGCAAGACTAGCAATCAGCTTTGGTCATGTTGGGGTGCTTGTTGATGCACCAAAGGAAGGGGACAAGACCAGACCATATTGGGTGACATATACACCAAAAGATATTCTAGGATTTAGGTCTGAGATTGTAGATGGCGTAAGGCAACTCACACAGTTGCGTTTATTGGAACAGGTTGTTGAGCCAGATGGAAAGTATGGTGACAAGGTTGTTAAACAGATCAGGGTGCTTGAACGTGGCAGATATGAGATTCACAGAAAAGATGAAAAGAAGGGCGAATATAAATTGTTTGATGAAGGTGAAATGAGCCTCAAGGACAAGATTCCTTTTGCTATTGCTTACTCAAACAGAGTTGGATACTACGAAAGCCGCAGTCCCTTGTATGACATTGCAGAACTTAACCTCAAGCATTATCAGATACAGTCCGACTTGGACAACATCTTGCATATCAGTTCTGTTCCTATGCTTGCAGTCTTTGGCTATCCAAATGCAGATGAGATAACAACAGGCCCTAATGAGGCACTATCATTGCCACCTGAGTCACGCATGGAATATATCAGCCCCTCTGGTGATAGCTATGACAGCCAGTTCACAAGATTGAAAGATATTGCAGAACAGATCAATACATTGTCACTAGCCGCAGTACTTGGACAAAAGTTGGTAGGAGAATCAGCAGAGGCCAAGAGGATAGATAGATCGCAGAATGACAGCACAATGATGGTTATTGCACAGCAGATGCAAGACTTGATTGATAACTGCCTCAAGTTTCATAGTGAATATCTCAATGAACCTAACGCTGGCAGTAGTTTTGTGAATAGAGACTTTGTAAGTGCAAGACTAGAACCACAAGAGATAACTTCATTGCTCACATTGTTTACTGCTGGAACAATCAGTCAGGAGACACTACTCAAGCAATTATCTACAGGTGAAGTTTTGCCAGATGATTTTGATATTGAAGAGGAGATAGAAAGCACACAGCAAGGAGGTCTTACAGAAGTAGAGCCACCAGAAGAACCTGACGAAGAACCAGAAGAGGAGGAGGAAGAGGGAGAAGAATGATAGATGAGTATTCCAGAGGTATTTTTTAGGGAAACTATTGATATAAATAGATACAGTAATGCCGTATCAGTAGATCTAGTTAGAACTTACAATGACGTAATTTTACTTGCGGCAAGAAAGCTCAATGCAATAAATATCAGACAGGCAAAGGCTGGAGAGGGTGTAGTTATAGCACCGCAGACCAAGAAAAGACTAAGGGCAATCATAGCTCAGTCAAAAAGTAGTCTGGATAAATGGTCGAGGGCTTCATCAAAGAAGATGATAAAAGAGATAGAAGGTTTAGCAAAAGTACAGGCTGGATTTATTGAGGGTGAACTAAAAAAAGCTGTAAAATCAGGAAATATCCCTATCAACTCAGTAGCAATAAGCCCAAAATATGCAGAGTCTTTTGTCACAACTGATCCTACAAAGGTAAACATATTTACAAGCAAGCAATTTACAGAAGATGATTTTAAAAAGTTTGGCTCTGGAAAGTTTGAACTTACTGCTAGACAAGGGGCAATGCAGACTTTACCAAATGGAGAGACAGTAGAGAAAGCATTTAGAGGTATAGCAACAAGACAACAGGAAGGTTTAGCTAGAACTATCAGACAAGGTGTGTTTAGTGGAGAGTCAACACAGCAGATAGCAAGTCGAATGATAGGAAGGCTGGAGTTTGGACAGAGAGGAAGTGTCAGACAGATTGCACAAGCTGGTGGTGAAATGACAAAACTAGCTAATCATCAAATACAAACCATAGTCAGAACATCTGTAAACCAAGTACAGAACCAAGCATCACAGGCTGTCTATGCAGCTAATAGCAAGGTTGCACCTAAATATGAATATGTTGCAACGCTTGATTCAAGAACTAGCCCAATATGTAAAAGACTTGATGGTAGAAAGTTTGAATACAATAAAGGGCCTACACCACCACAGCATTTCAACTGTAGATCCACTACTGTTCCTGTTGTTGATTATGCAGGGCTTAAAAAACAAAAAGGATTTGAGGATCTAACACCGCCACCCAAAGGCAAAGTTGTAACCCGACCCACAGGAGAGGGGACTGGTAGAGTACCACAGGACACTCAGTATGGTGACTGGCTTTTAGGGCAAGATAAAAAACTAAAGGTCAAGACTTTGGGTAATGAACAGAAGGTGAGATATTTTGAACGCTTGGCAAAAAAGGAAGGGTCAGGGCAGAAGGCAATAAGAAAGATGGTAAGAGAAGATGGCAGCGAAAGAAGTTTGAAAGACTTGGAGAGATTGTATGGCAAGCCTAGTGAAATCAAGCCAAAGGTTAAACCCAAACCAACACCCAAACCAACACCGCAAGTAGCAGCAACACCTACAGGCACAACTTCCCCAGCATTTGGTACAGATACTTTAGAGAAATATTTAACTGATAATAATATTGCTAAATCTACTCAACAGTTTGTTGATGAAAGTATTGACAGTCTTGAATCTGTTGGAGGACTAACAGGAAAACATACTAAAAAACTACGCAAGTTTCTACAAAAAAGTAAAACTATCAATAACTTCAATTATCAGGGTGATACATATAACTTTACTGCGACTTATCAAAAGTTCGCTGTTCAAAATAAAAAAGCATTTGATGATGCAAACAATACCACTATTAGATTTTTAGATAAATTTAAAACACCTTTCACTAAAAAAACAAAAGGATATGCAAATACAGTCACTACAAATTTTAAAAAGAAAAATATTAAAGATTTACAATTTAAAGATGATATGAAGTTTATGTTTGCACCAGCAGGGAGAACGTGTGCTGGTTATACCTCAAACTATTGCACGATTGTAAATACAGAAGTGAAGAAAGGAGCTAAAAAAATAACTACAACTTCAGCAAAAATGATGAAGATTCAAGCAAAAAGAGTTTTAAAAACAAATAAAGATTATGCCGACTACTGGTTAAAAGGTGACTACTCATTACCATCACCAGCAAGAGAAATTTTTTCTAATTCAAGTGTTATGGACGTACAAGAGCAATGGTTTACTACTATGATTCACGAAATAGGCCATCAAGTTCATTATAAGGGAAGTGGTGCTATAGCTTTGGGGAACAAATATAAAAAGATGGGTGGTATGAGTTACGTTACAGGATATTCAAGAAAAAATCCTAGAGAGTTATTTGCAGAAAGTTTTGTTCAATATGTGTTAAATCCAGAAGAAATGCAAAAGATTGCACCTAGATTGTATAATTGGGTTGAAGAAATTACAGATAATGCAATTAATCTATTATGAATTTAGAAGAAGCACTTGCAATGACGCAAAAGTTTCCAGAGGACAAGACTGTTCCTGAGAAACTTTCAAAAGCTATTAAAGAAAGTTCTGGTGAACTACAAGAAAACTTAAGGCAACTAGCTGAAGGTTTGATAGTAGATGCTGTTACACCACAAGATAGACGGCTTGTAATGAAATATTTAATGTAATGCCACTCAAGAAAGGCAAATCACAAAAGACTATCTCTGGCAACATTCGTTTGTTAATGAAGGAGGGCAAAACATTGAAACAAGCACAGGCTATCGCTTTATCAACTGCTAAAAAACGCAAAAGGAAGTAATATAAAAACAGCTACTTTTATTGTCATGCCTTCACACTACGGATCAATGAAGCCCAAAGGAACAAAGAAGAACAAAGAAACTAAGCCCACTGCTAAAAAGAAAACTAAAAAGTGACTAGAAAACTAAGGCGAGTTCCAAAGGACAAAAAGACAGGTGTTCCAAAAAAATATCTGTCTGGTTCTAAAAACAGGTCTGCGAAAGCGGCTGAGATTAAGAGAACTGCCGAAGCTTATAGAAAAGGAGAGTATATTGATATAAAAGCTGTATCAAAATCACGCACCAAACAAAATGTCACAGGCAAAAAGAAGAAAACCA